GGGTCCCCTGATGGCTCCAGTGAGCCAAGGAGCCCCATCCCGAGGCGACGGAACCCCGGCTCGTTGACGTCGAAATAGCTGTCGGCGACCTCGTGGTCGGTACCCAGCAGCCTCACGTTGACGTCGACCCCGACCGCCTCGACCGACTGGCTCGCCAGAGTCTGGGCCCAGATGAGCCGGTACACGTTTCGGATTGACGGATGGACCTTCGAGGGGTCCACCGTGATGACCGTAGGCCGGATGGCTTCGGTGTAGTACGGGCCCAGAGCCGCCACCGGAAACCGCTGTTCGACCATCTTCTCGCCCAGCATGGGCAAGATGTAGTTCCGGATCTCCTTCACGAAGGGATCTGGGATCCACGACGCAGGCGTCCTTGGGTACGTGATAATGCCCTGCTCGTAGAGCTGGTCGGCCGACGCCATCAACTCCGGGGCCGTCAGCCCCAAGGTCTTGTAGCCGGCCTCCAGGAACGTCCAGGTGTTGAATGGCTCCGGGGGTGCCAAGGTACCAGGTCTCGACGTGATGTCGATGTCATCTAGGTCATCGACGAACTTCTCCGCCTGCTCGTGGGTCAAGCCCGACTGCCGAACCACAGGACCATTCGGTAGGGTCGTATCGACCGACCACTGGCGAGTGGTTCCGATGGTCCAAAGCAGCATCGCGGCCGACGCCCCGAGGGTGATCGGGGTCCCTGTGGCTTCCTGCAAGAAGTCGCCCAGGGCGAACCGCATCCATCGCTCGATGACGAGCCGAGCCTCCTCGGCCGCCGCCGTGGTCTCATCGACCTCGTCAGGTCTCCGAATCCACGGACCAATCGCACCGGGGGTCAGTTCGCTGGGCCAGATGCGGCGGATCGGTTTGTCTGGTACTCGGTCCTCTATCTGGTGTTTGATCTGACTGGCCAGCAGCTCACCGGCCGAATCAGGGTTGGTCGCGATCCACACCATCGTGGCAGGAATCACGTCTTGAAAGAACTTGTTGAAATACCGCTTCCCCTCGAACTTCCAGTTCAGGGAGAACGTGCCTCTTTCGATCGAGAGCTTGTTCGGGTCCAGGAACGCTATCCTGTACCCGGTCGAAAACACGCGCCACGAATTCTCAGGGTCGAGCTGGCGCGCAATAGCCCCGATCGTCCGAGCCTTCTGGGAGGTCTCGGCAATGATCAGGTTACTGGCCATGAAAGGACTCCAAAATCTCGAAGATCGTTTTAGCGATCTCGTCGGTGGACATCACACCTATGTGACTGGACCGTTCGGAGCCATTGACGAAAAAACGGAACTGGGGGAATTTGATTGCCTGAACGTCGGCCGCTTCCTGCCCATCCTTGATGCGGCAGCAACAGAACCGATACGAGCGCCCGTGGAACCGGAACTCAGCTTGCTCCAGTTGATACCGGGCTCGGCGATATAAGGTGTCATCGGCGTGCAGTAACACAACCACGACGCCTCGCTGGGCAGCCTCATCGAGGTATTTGTCCGGCGAGACGTCGTAGATCATTTTCTTGCTTCCTTGGGCAACGACGGGAGCCAATGCAACGTGGTCCCGCTCAAAACTGGATTCGTGTTTTGCCTTCCGTGCGCTTCTTCGACGTAGTTGGTCCAAACCACCCAGGCGTAGTCACACGAGTCACCGTGCTTGGCGTTTTCCAGGAACTTGGGTCTGTCCGGTATGATCCACACACTCGAAGGCGGGTTGCTGCGCCAGAACGAGTTGCGCTTGCCCGAGGACAAGAACCCCTGGCGCAGCAGAAAGCAGAGCACCCTCGTTCGTTTCAACGAATTCTCGATGAAGATCTCAGCGAGACTGAACGGAGGGTTACCAACTGCCAGGTCAAAGGGATGATCCGGGTCGAGGTGCTCCCACCCCGCAACGTCGATGCCGTACCGCTCGTCGCAGTAGTTCATCTCGGTCAGGGAGATGTCCGCCTCAGGCCACGGGCCCGCCTTGGGGTCGATGTCGAGAGCGACGATGTTGGATTTCGGAAATGCTGACCGAAACCCACGAACGAACGCGCCGCCCCCGGCACCAGGTTCTAAAATCTTCTGGGGGTGGGGGCATACCGCCGGGATGACGTGCTTCAAGCACTGACCCACGCACCAGTCGGGCGTGTAGTACGGATCTCCCGGGAGGCTAGGGCCTCCGATATTCTTTGTCGTCATGGCTAAAAAGCTCGGGGCCTTGTGGCCCCGAGCCTCCTAAGATCCGCCCGAAGGCTGACCAGTTACTCGTCGTCGGTTTCGTCAATGCACTGGAGACGCGCTGGGCACTGATGACACTTCATGGTGCCGTCGTATGCCGCAAAGCACGCCGGAACAGGCCCGTGCTTGGCGTGGTCCTTGGTGCCGATCGAGTTATCGGGATGTTTGAATCCCGCTGACTCCTTGGCCGGCTCCTCTTTGGCCTCGGGGGCCGACTCGGTCTTAGCCGGAGGAGCCTCCTTGGCTGGAGCCTCATCCTTGATTGGAGCCTCATCCTTGATAGGAGCCTCATCCTTGATAGGTTCCTCGATGGTCTCTTCTTCACCGTCGTCAGCCGCCGTGGTCTCGTGCTTGCCCCCGGTCTGCTCGTTCCTGTGATCGACCAGGGCCTTGAAATCGGTCCAGGGCTTGCCTGCGATGTCGCCCTTGAAGCACTTGAACGGGTCGCGGGTGCTCTCCGTGATGCGCTGCGTCTGGACCAGGTAATACTTGTTGCGCGCCATACTCTCTTTCATCTGCTTCGCGTACATGGCCGCGACCTCAGCGTCAGAGAAGTTCGGCATCAGCTTGGAGATCGGGTAGAGCTTGTACCCCTTCTCCTTGTCGTTCAAAGGCGTCCTGTCGCCGCGTTGAATCGACCACTTCTTGTTCCCCTGGGCCTTCTTGTCGTAGAGGACTGCCAGGTCGACGCCCTGATCTGGATCGGACGGGTCCGCCTTGATCAACGTCATGATGTTCTGGATGTCTTGGGTGCAGGCGTGAGGCAACATGAATGCCTCGACGGGATTGTCATCCCCGCGCTCCTGCTTGGATCTGATGATCGCGTTGCCCACAATCACCTTCTGGGGGCGGTCCTCGAAATCATCGTGGGCCGGACAGTACCGGGCGTCCAGGTACTCCTCGGTCTCGCTGTCCAGCTTCGGACACCAGGCCGGGAACACCTTGCCGCGCAGGGTGTCAATCCAGTGTCGGGCCAGGACCTCGACTGGGCCGACGATCCGCATCAGCACCATTTTGCCGTCCGGAAATTCGGTCCACTTGTCGATGTCGTCCTGCCATTTGTGTTCGTCGGTGTACTGCTTGACTTGTCCTAGTGGCTTTCCCATTGCATGAGTCTCCTGTTGGAATTGAATTGCGTTGTTAGCCAACAAGAGCTTTACAGGACAGGTCCGTCAATTTCGGTGGGACCCCGCGATGCGCTGCCGGATGCGCTCGTGGAGGATAGTGACGTCGGCTATCTCCGCCTTATGCTGGAGCATCCCCATCAAACCGTAGGTCAAGGTGAGGACCCAGCGCTCCTCCTCTTCGAGGTGCTTGAACCGCTCCACGACTTCACGCTTAGCCGAGTCGAGGTTGTCGCTGTCCTCGTGGCTCTGGTCAGCGATCACATCGATCAGCAGCATCTTACCTGATTCGTCAACCTCGTAATCGAGGCTGTGGACGTGGCTCGACCGGACCGCGTCATAGATCTCCTCCAGTTTACTGACCGTGCACTCGGCCGCCTCGGCCAGGGCTTCCATGGATGTCTCCCCGGTTTCGCTCACCAGCTTGGCCTTCTTTTTTTCGATCGCAGTGAAGGTCTGCCAGGTGGTCACGGGGAGCTTGACGAAGTTCGAGGAGTCCTTGATGTGGTACAGGATGGCCTGCCGGATCCACCAGTGGGCGTAGCTGGAGAACGACACGTTGCGGTGGAGGTTGTAGCACGACACCGCCCGCATCAACCCCATCGACCCGTTCTGGAAGTTGTCCAGGAGCTGGCTGGAGTTGGTCGCGTGGTTCTTAGCCTCCTTGTAGACGATCCTCAGATACGGCTGCGCGATGCGGTCTCGGATCCTCCGATGGCGCTCCGCGTACTTCTCCACGTCGCTGCACACGTGGAACAGGAACGTCCGGTCGACCCCGACCGACTCCTCGACCTGAGCCATCTCGTCATGGAGCCCCGCGTATTGCTGGGCCAGGTTCACGAACTCGGATTTTGGTCGAGCCGCGTGCATGGCGTTGTGCACGTTGGCAGCCTGGCGAGCCAGGTCAATATAGCCCTCGACATTGTACAGGAACATCTCGATCGCTTCCTCGTAGACTAGGCGAACGAAGTTGACGTTCCGCAGCACCGCACGGGCCTGGGGTTTGTAGCGCGCTGCCTCGTCGAACCCCACCTGCTCATACAAGGCCAGGAGGTGCATGATGTTGATCCCCTGCTCCAAAAACCGGACGTCCGAGCTACGCTTGAACACGGCCGCTGGATCATGATCGTCCTTGGGGTCCACAGGATCATCATCCTCTTCCTCCTCAGAGCCGTCACGCCCGTAGATCGTGCGGCCGTGGGTCGTTGATGCCGCGACCTCGGAGACCACGTCGGCTAGGTAGCGCTCGACGTAGTGACTCCGTTCGAGGAGCAGATTGATCGAGCAGTCGAGGGTCCCGTCCAGCTCGTCAAAGAAGCGCAGGACATCCTGCTGGGGCATCAGCGGCAGGTTGAACACCTGCTCACGGACCACTTCGAGGATGTCATGGGTTCTGTCTTGTTGGTCGCTTCGGTCGGTCATTACTTTACCTGTGATGCTGTCAATAGCTCAATTGATGAAGCTGACGCCCCGCAAGATCCAACGCAACGCGAATCTGTGCCGGGTGTTCAAGTCGATGATCAAAGCCCATATGGGCAAGGACATGTACGGGGAACACAAGCTCGTCCGGGGGCAGGTCAAAGCCACGGACGGGAAGCGCCGGGTCACCTTCAAGATCTACGGGAAGATGGACCCTGACGGAAACATGACCAACCGATCCAAAGCGTGGGTCCACTGTGACTGCCCCTACTTCCGCTACTACGTCGAGGTCGCACTCGCAGCCCAGAAGTCATCCGATGTCATCGCGAGCAACGGACAGTTTCCCAAGATACGAAACCCCAACATGCGCCCCTACCTATGCAAACACCTCTGGGCAGCAGCACCGTTGGCCTTGAAACTGAAACCTGCCCATTCCCAAGCTGCAAAAATAGAGCAGTCCGAGATTGACATGATGGTCAAGCTCCTCGGGCCGTTTGTGCCGAGCCGGGCCTAGTTTTTACAGTATTGGGCAGCGAACTGACCGGCCGTGCGGCTGAAATCCTGCACGATTCCCAGTAGTCCGAAGTAGCAGTCGTTGATTGAATCTGGGGTGGGGCGGAGCGCGGTGAACTTCTCGTTGACGTCTCGATCGAGACGCTGGGCAAGGTCGTGATCCACTGAAAAGCAGTGCAGGACCTTGTTCACAACCTCTACGCCGACTTCGAGAACACGAGCCTTGTCCGAGATCGTTCCTCGGGCCGCTGTGATCTCCATTTGTGTCTGTAAATCTTGAGCTATTTGGTGGATAGCTGAGGCACGAACGGCGTAGCTACTCATGTAGGGGCTTGTATCCCCGTTTTTATGGAATGTCAAGCCTCAACAGCGACTGAACCCGCACACGCAAGTCTCGCAGCCAGCCCCTTTTTCGAGGGTCGCGGCCCCGCAGGACGGGCAGAGATCTTTGCGTGCGTTCCCGTTGCCGTTCCCGTTGAACGGCTTGTGGCGTAGCTCCGACAGGAGCTTGTCGATGTTGTGGGCGACCCCGTCCGCGATCGACACGACCTTGTGCTCGCCGAACCCGACCGAGGACGCTCCGCCGATCCCATGCAGGGCCTCCGAGATCATCTCCATCCGATCCATGGGGTCGATCGGACTGTTGATCCTAAGGAACAGCGACATCATGCGGCCGATTGCTTCCTGGTCGGCCATGACGTCGGTCCCGGTCTTGCCCAGAAGCTGGAACATGTCGAACGGTTTCTTGGACTCAGGGTGGATCCGGGCGAACGTCGTCACCTTGCCCACTGGGGTCTCGGTCGTGGCCCAAACGGACCGGCCGACGTCGCCTGGAATCGGCATCAGGTTCGGACTGTCGACCAAATCGGGCTCGGCCTTGATCGACTCCAGGGGTTGCGCGTCCCGGGACCCATCCCGGTAGACAGTGCCACCCTTGCAGCCGAGGCTGTAGATGAGCTGGTAGTATTCCCCAACCTGCTCGGGGGTGTAGTGCTCGGGGAGGTTCGCTGTTTTGGAGATCGAAGCATCGGTCCAGCGCTGGATCGCGGCCTGGACTTTGGCGTGGCCCTCAGGGACGAGCCGGCTCGCCGTCATGAAGTGGTGCGGCAACGAGCCGTCAGCCCACATACCGTCCAGGTACGCATCCAGGTCCTTGCCCAACAGGTCGTTGGGGTCACCCTTGTTGGCCTCCCACCATTCGCGGAACGGCGCGGCCATCTCGACGAACTTGCCCAAGCTGCTCGTCCGGGTCCACACCAACCAAGGATATGCTTCCAGGCTCGTTGATGTCCCGAGCATAGATCCGGTGGTGCCGGTCGGGGCCTGGCTCATCGCTGCGACGAACCGTGCGCCCTTCTCCAAGATGTTGTCTCGAACGGCCTCCGGCATGGCCTTCATAAACCCCGACTCCAGGAATTTCTCAGCGTCAAACAACGGGAAAGCGCCGCGCTCCTCAGCAAGGTTGGCAGACGAAGCGTAGGCCGCGCAAGCGATCGTCCCGTAGATGGCGTCAATCATCTCCAGCGACTCGTCTGACCCGTACTCAACCTTGAGCCGCATCAGCAGCTCAGCCAAGCCCAGGGTACCGAGTCCGACCCGGCGTTCTGACTTCTGTTGGTTCTCGTTGCGGGGATCGAAGTAGTGGGTGTGCTCGATGACGTTGTCACCGAACCGCATCGCGTCGTTGGTCGCCCGGATCAAAGCCGGGAGGTCCACGCCACGACACTCAAACTGGGCGCCCTCGCCGAGGTCAGCCTTGTAGACCAGCTCGGGGTCGCCCATGAAACGTGCGAGGTACAGGTGGAGCAGGTTGCAGACCGCGTTGCCCGGAATTCCTTGCTCACCACATGGATTTGTGCAATAAATACGGCCACTTGTGTAGTACCAGGAATTCGAGAGCTTGTTGTACCGGTCGACAAAGAACAAGCCGGGCTCCGCCGATGCGTGCGCCGACGTGTAGATGGACTGCCAGAGTTCTCGGGCCGGGATGGTCTCGTACACCTTGACCGGATAGCCCTTGCTCTGCCACTCGGTGATGTCGCCGTCCCACTCTTGGTCGTAGTTCTCGAACGAAGTGTCCGGAAATATGAGCTGCCAGTCCTGGTCGGCCTCGACGGCCTCCATGAACGCATCCGTGACCGCGACCGACATGTTGCAGTTGGTCGCGAAGTCCATGTCCTGCTTGGCCGTGATGAAGTGCAGGATGTCAGGGTGCCATATGGATTGGATGATCATGAGGGCGCCGCGACGGGAGCCGCCTTGTTCGATCTTGCCAGTGCGTCGACTGTACTCCTCGGCCCATGACACCGAACCCGACGAGCGCCCGTTTACCCCAGCCACGAAGGCATCACGGGGCCGAAGGGTGTTGATCGGGATGCCGACCCCACCACCACGACTGAAAATCTCAGTCATGCGGCTCAGGGTCTCGTCAATGCCGTCCTGGAGGGCCCACTCCGAGATGTCGACGCCCTTCCACTTGTACTTGTACATGTTTCGGGAATCGTGAGGCGGCGGTAGGACGTAGCAGTTGTAGCATGTCGTCTCTACGCCTGCCCCCGCACTCGCATACACCCGACCACCGGGTACAATCTCGTAGTTCGAGAGCCGCGAGAAGAACTGGCCACGCCAGTAGTCACGTTGCTCCTCGGTGTCCTCGACGGAAGCGACCGCCGTGGCGACACGCTCGTGCATCTGCTCCGGGTCCGTCTCGATCGGGACGTCAACCTCGTCGATCCGGAACGACATCACCACAGAAGAGTCGGACTCCAGGCGAACCTCGACCATGTCACCCTTCTGGGGGTCCACGAAGGTCCTGTTGACCAGAGCGATCTCGCGCTCGGCCTTGGCCGGGTCTGGCGTGATGACTAAAAGGCGGTTCCGGTGGAGCTTGTCCAGCGACCGATCGCTGTCCTTGAGCGCGTACCGGTCCAGGAAAATACGCCGTCCATTATCGGAGAGGCTGAAAGGTTGCCTATCTTGAGAGTCACTGACCAAACGAATAGACGGCTCCGCCATGCCCAACTCCAAGGTGTACAATTACAGGTTGTGTTTTCTTGCTCGTAACATTTCGTGGTAGAGGCTATGCGCCCAACACCGAAACTAAGTCGGGGCGCTCCCTCCAGTGGCATTGCCTTAGAAGCCTTATACGACCGGGCTACACATCCACATTCCGGTTAGCGAATTGTGAGGCCCAGAGGTCCGCGAAGTGCATCATGGATGTCAGGGGGGCCTCGGCGACCGTCCGGACGATCCTGCCCAGCTCGGTCCCGGGGCCGTCGCTTGCGATGACGGCCTGGTACTCCTGCTCGGTCAGCAGCACCCCGGAGTTAGCAGCAAGCCACAGGGCCCGCTGGGGCACCGGGAGGTAGATCAGGTTGTCGAAGTTGATGTGGTAGTATTCGCCGAGCTTGTCGCGGCGCCACTCGTTGTCCTGCTCGACGTAGTACGGGGTCTCACCGTTACCGATCTTACCCAGGTCATGCAGGAACCCGACCTTGACCACCGAGCGCCGGAAGTCATGCTCGGCTGCGAACCCGTCCTTCTGGACGATCGAGGGCCAGAGCGTGTCCACCAGGCTCAACGCGGTGTGGATGACGAGATCGTTGTGGACCAACAAGCCGCCTGGGAAGCAGTCGTGCCACTTCTCGCTGGGACTCGCTGGAGTCTCGGCCATGAGGGGGAGGAGCCGCTTGACCATCAGCCGGAACGGCTTGTGCTCTGGGCCCTCGAATAGTTGGGACACGTGGGCAGCCACACGCTGTAGACCACGTGCGACCAGCTTCTCTTGTTGTTCGACTGTTGGGTTTGCCATGGCCCTGTTTTACAGGGCTACAGGCGCTCCAAATCCTTGGCGAGGGTTAAGGCGTCGTGGAGCACGGGCAGCCTTCTTGGCCTCGTCGTAGTTGTCGAGCTTGTCGTGCTTCATGACGGCCTTGATACCACGAGCCACCAGCTCAATATGGCGCGAGTACATTACCAGGGTCCGAGCGTCCTCAACGGCCTCGCGCAGATTGGGACCACTCGCCGCTGTGACAGCCTCGGCCAAGTCAGTGCGGCCGGCGGCCACCAGGGCGTCGGTGATCTCTCGAAGGATAGTCATGTTGATGAATTAACTACCGGACAGGGATTCTCTCGCTGTCGGCCAGCTCCACACAGCCGTGCTCGATACCGGCCAGCTCCGTGTCGAGATCGAAGCCCTCGGCCTCTACCTCCCCGAAGCGCTTGCGGAGCTGCTCACGGGCACGCTCGGCGATCTGGGACGCTTTTCGGAGCGCCTTCCGTTCGGCCTCGGTCAAGACCAACAAGGTGTCGATCTCGACGGGGCTCTCGCCGAACAGGCCACCAACTTGATCTGCGGCTAGGCGCATCAGTAGCACCC